CTGCGAAGTGCATCCCCCAAGCTAGACCCCCGTAAGGGGCTCCAGCTAGCTCCTGTTGGATCACCTGAAAGTGGTCCAAGGGAGAGGGAGAGATCTTCGATCTCCCGCACGGGGTTCTACCCCCGCGGCCACCGGATTAAACCGGCGACCTCTTCCCGAGCTTGATGTTGACGTGCTCGGGGCGTCCAGAACGCTCCAAGTGCTCATCATCGATGTTCGCATCACCGAATCGCGACGAGTAGGGACGACTAGTCTCAATGAGACTAGAAGGCTTGCTCGACCGCAAGAGACACTTTAGAAGGGCACCATGCCCAGATAGAGAGTCTACCGGGGGTTTGGCACTCACATAATAGCCCTTGATAAGAGGACTGTGAGTGTACGGATGAAGGCTATCGAATTCATATCCGAGAGCCGACTCCCTGCCCAACAAGGAGGAGGTTGGTGCTACGTTCGGAAAGTGTTTTAACAACTTCCTTGCGTAAACATCCAACCAAGACGCCGATTGCCAGAGGCCAGCCCAATAAAGCTGGTTCCTCAAAGCAACAAGCGACATAACTCCTTCAGCGTCCTGCCGTCGCGTCGGAAGTACACGTCTGACCTTGACAATAGAAACGTCATGGCCATCGTAATACTCCCGTCCGCAAGATTCCCTGAACCTTCCGGTCCAGAAAGACTTGCTGATGTTGACTTTGTGACCAAAATCACTAAGCGCATCAACGACGGACAGCACATAGTCTCGAGGACAAATAATATCGTCCCCGAAGACACGCACCTGCTTGGAGAAAGACTTGACAACCTTTCTCTCAAGACGTGGAGCACTAAGCTCCCGCTCTAGCCCGATAAAGATGGTGGTCAAAAAGACCATTGCCTCAATCGGGAAGCAGAGAGCTGAACCCATAGACGCGAACTTGGCCAGGCGTTGAACGCCGAAGCCATGAACGTCAGCCTTCCTTGATCTAGTCGCTTGAACAGCCTCAGACAAAAGAGGATGCTCAGAGAATAGGGCAAGTACATGCTGATTCGAGACACGATCGGAAGCTTCACTAAGGTCTAGTGTAGCAAGATCCCCGCTGAGGGACCCTTCGAGAGCCAAAAGCCGATTAGGCTCCTGGTCCTCGATCCCGATCATGAGCGAGAGGATATCATCCCTCTCAATCTCATCACGAATAAGCTGAAAGAGCGCCTGCTGCATATATTGCATACAGGTTGGCTCGATAGCAATAATTCGAGGTGACTTGAGCGTCTTAGGAACCGAAATAACCCTTACGGGAATTTCGGAACCAGGTTCGAGGAAGTCAAACGGAGCAGAACCATCATTCCAGGCTTTTTCACGGCCAAGATACATGGTTACCGACGGACTAAAACAATCCGAAGGTTGAGTGCCCAAATCAAAACGGGCATTCACAGCTACGTAGTCTTCAACAGGAAAAACCTGTTGAAGTCTGGTGGTCCAGGTATGCTGATTGTACTTAGCATTACTGCTAAGACGATCAGCAACAGCGCCTGGACCGTGCTTAGGGACGAGCCTGCCGAAGGAGATTGAATTCTCCATACGGTCAAAGGCTTCACCGAAAAGCACCTGCGAGATCCTCTTAAAATCGTCCATATAGGACAGATCTAAGATGGAGTCGTAGAACTTGACTTCCTGCTCACATTGAATGAACTCAGACATCGCTAGCCTCTCGCGGTCAGGACTTACAACCTGAGGAGACTGCCATCACTGGTATCTTCCGGGAGGGCTATCTTGCTAAACATCAGCGTTAGCTGACGAAGAGCATAGATTGCCTCGATGTCTGGATCAGACAATAGTGTGCCACTACAAGGATCGAACACACGTCCAAGGAAACCCTGAAGAAATTCAGGGAGACCAGTACGACGGCCTGGCCTTCTTCCGAAGGCCGGACAGTCCGAAGGGACGACGAAGCCTTGGTTCAACCATTTTTCGATGGCTTTACCATAGCTCGCCAGGGTGATAGCTAGAAAGCTAAGCCCCTCGTGTTCCATCCGACTCGAGACAGTTGTTATGTCCCGAGTGGCGCTAGTGCAACATCGCACTGCCATTTCATGAGCAGTGCAGGACCAGAGTGACATCAGGCTTTTCATGATCCCCTCCTTAATTGGAAGGTGGTCATCCATAGCCCATGTCAAGGACGCTCAACGCATTCTACAAAAGAGAGGTCCGGGGAATACACAGTATTTTACTACCATGTATCCTCGAAGCTTCGATGTAGAATACGAAGAACTCACAGGCATAATCAGCATGAGTGAATCAAGCCGAGAAATGCCTCACTTGCCAAGTACGCCGCATTGATCACCGCGACAATGATCACCAAGAACTTCTTGGTGAATGTTGTACGCGGATAGTGATCTGTACGGCGCCTTCCCGGAGAAAGGTATCTTCGAGGAGATGAACGGTGATCAACGTCGGAGTCTCTCTTGAAACGAGAATCTCCTCTACGTTGATCATCATCTGGCGACACGGTGAAATCAGCTCAACGAGGTGAAATCCACCGGGAAACGGATCAGACTGAAAAGTCTGACCCACCCGGTTAGGACTCACCTCCAAGGAGCTTGATAATCATCGCGTCCGAAGATGCGGTGAAGAGGGCTTTGAAACCCGCGTACACCGCGAGAGCCTCGGCGGCCGGATAGCCAGCGGGAGGCGTGTCGAAAACCATGTAATTTGACATGGAAACCTTCACGTTCTCCGCCGGCTTAAACGGATCCGAGGTCAGCTTCGAAGTGTCGATCCGAAGGACCCTCCTGGTGCGCTTCCCATAGTCATGGGAAGCGGACAGAAGGATCAGACCGTCAGCGCTTTGGTACTCACTGCGATCGTCGCCAACGCTTACGCGAGGCAACGGCGTAGTGACTGCCGCAATCGTGACGGACAGGGGATCGGTGAATGACATGAGCATCACTCCTAGGAGCCCGGTTAGACTCCCTGTTGGCGTTTAAACGCATACAACATGTCTGCATTACCGCGACCGGCTGATGCCGAGAGCGGCAATGATCGCCTTTTGTCGTGACGAAAAATCGTCATACGAAAGGCCGAAACCATAAGGTGTTGCCCGACGTCTAGTCTTAGTGACAACACTAAGAATGACATCGGGAGGAGGCGGGCAATTAACAATGCCCGTTTCTCCAACAAATGTAAAGGTATTTCTGAAGACATTAGTCTCCATCATATACCCATACAACAACACCTGGTTGTCGATAGCCCAGTCAGTCCAGTTCGACAAAACGTCGCCTGTATTACTGAACCAATCGACACCCCAGCTCCAAGGAGCAAGGTTCCAGAGAGTATCTGGCGTAAGTGATATTCCAAACGTTTTACGCGCTTGGATCACGGCACGAGCCATTTGGTTCCTCAGGCCTTTAGCCGGAGGAACGTAATAGGCAAACGAGCCGCTAAACCACCTACGTGTCTCACGAGTTCTCGTGAGATAAACCTGTCCTGTATTCAGGAGAGGAGTATAGAAGAAATTCGAACTGGGGTTCATCCAAGGACTAACCCCACCACGAAAGATCTCTATACCCGTTTCCCGAATAACCGGGAAGTCATACCGCCGTCGAACCGGTCGTCTAGAGTCACGCTCATATCTACTAAAAGTAGAATCAGCGTCGACAACTGCTGAGCAGAAGCTCAGCAAATCATTGACGAGCGGCTTCCAGCCGAATTCGTAGTTGAGATACTCTTCACCAATAGCGCGTCTGCGCTTACGGTTAGAGAGACCCCTAAACTCATGGAGCGTAGCTCCAATAGTCTTGGGAATGCCCTCTTTGAAGAGTTCACCAACTGCGACGGCTAGATCGACGGAAGGATTAGATGGAGAAGACCTAGCAATAGCAGTGGTTCCAAGCTCATCAAGTTCTTTCGAACTCGATTGATGCCAGGAAGGCCACGGCATAATGCTAGGATGACATGGAAGAATCGGTCCTTTATAGACCAACTCATCTATGTACCTGCCCGACGGGTAGCCTTGATTATGGCCACTCGTAACAGCATGCTTAAAGGTAGACTGAGTGCTATTAGACAACTCAGCCCACCAACGCATGGTGTTAAACGGGCCTCCAACATCCTTAAGGAAGACACCCTCACGGGTATCATTCCAATCAGGATGACTTTCTGAGTCAGTAGACTGACCCCCGGAAAGGTAAGGCGGTAGACTGAGGTTCAGATCAGACGTCTCATAAGAGCCGCTGTTTCTAGAATCCCCAATGTCTACATGTGTGGTTTTAATCACACCTTTCGTCGGTCCGATATAGGGAACATCCCTAAATCTATGGACCAATGAACACCTCCTATCCGGCCAGTAAACTGATAGGTCCTGCAGGGAAAACCTGCGATACCCCACCGCTAGGTGGGGACATGTTGCGCTGCGCCCTGGGCCCCCGTGAGGG